TATCGTTACGTTTATATCTTATTGGGGTTTTAACTATTTTTTGTTCTACAGCCATTTCAGCCATTTTATTTCTCCTAGGGTTATCGTAGCCATTATTGGGGGATAAGTAGCTAGTAATTAATTCATAAATTATTTTTTATGAATTGCCAATCCTACTAAATAAACTATAGGATGGATTATTTTACACCAGACATTGCCAACTCTACTGTCTTTAGCTTTGCCTTTTGTTAAAATATGTCTGAGGTGTTTTGTTCTTTCTTTAGCAAGGTATGCACCAAGATTAGTTAATATACTACTATTCTTCATGCCACGAACATAAGGTTTGAATAACCAATGATACCCTATTTCATGTATAGGTGTCAAGTACTTTTTCTGATAAATATACCAAGTCTTCATAGCTTGTGCCCAGTCATCAAGTTGAGTTTGTCTGTACATCTCTGTGCAAACTATTTTACTGCTACTACTTTCAGATGCTTGAGCATCGTCAGCATAACTTGTTCCAGGGCTTGTACCTGCAGTTGCTGAAGCACCAGGTGTATCTATGCCTCCTGCTTTATCTGCTTCTCCTCTTCCATAGGCTTCAGGATTGCTAAAGTCAATCCCTGCTTTACCAGAATCAGGGTCATTTATAGGATTACCATTTCTGTCTGTAACATTTGTAGTTGTTCCATTTGAAAAAGTAAATGTGCCATTAGAGTTTATACTGTATTTACTGCCGCTATCTGTTCTTCCTGTTCCGACACTTCCACCATTTGAAGCAACAGCCTCCTGCCCTCTGTTAGAAAAGTTGTTATCTACTTCTCTTTGTCCAGGGTTCTTACCACTTCCAAACGTCTCATCAACATCAAATCCTCTTTCTAGTTCTGCTTGTTCAGCTATACTTCTGTTATCATACGCAGAACCTAAGCTTTGTTGAGATATTCTATCCATTTGTATATCTTGGGCTACGTGTGTAGCCGCTAATCTTTCTTCAGGTGTAATTGCATTTTGAGATATTGTGTTCAAAGCATTTAAGTTTGCATTATAAGTTTGTGTAGTTCCAGGCTTAGTTCCTGTAGGACCCATACCTGCTGCAAATTGTGTAGAATATTTATCATACGCATCTTGATAACTTTGTCTACCCATTACATCCCCAGCTGCAGAGAATTGTCCAAATTCTTGTCTACCTCCATAAGGTGTCGTTATTTCAGGAGATATATTACTTGGTACTGTACTTTTTTGTGCTAAACTTTCTCTTGCTAAATCTGTTACATTTGTAACTTGTGGAGCTGCTAAACCTTTAGTATTTATATTTTGTTGTGTCGTAGATAACACATTTGAATAATCAATAGGTTGAGTTGCAGGTTTTTCAGTAGCATACGCATTCATAACTTCTTTGCTAGGTCTGCCCATTGGCATATCTTGAGAACGCATCCCTATTTCACCTCTATAAGAGTTTAATGCAGCCGTAGCAGCTTTACCTTTTTCTATTTCTTCTTTATTATTTTGCATAAATCCAAAAGTTTGAGCTATAGGAGAAAAAGCTGCTACTCCCAAAGCTTTTTGCCCCGTGGTTTGCGTGTTTATCAATCCCATTACTTCTGGGTTTGGGGCAAAAAAATTAGCTTTTCCTGTAGCTAATGCTTCTTTTACATCTGCTATTCCTGTTATATTTCCACTAAAATCATATTGAATAGCATAATCTTTACCTCCAATAGTAGTTCTAGCCCCACCTAAACCTGCGTCTATCTCAGGGTCTCCCCCTCCACCATCATCACTTTGTTGAACAACTCTAGTTGGTGCAACTGGAGGTGGTGTGTCGTCTGTTGGTGGTGTCGTACTATCATCGCCTGGCTTGTATGTCTGCTCTTGTTTGTAGCTGCCTATATTACCAGCACCTACTACAGTATTAGGGTCAGTTACAGGACCTAACGTAAGATATGCTGGACTTGTAACACCAGTAGTTCCTATAGGAGAAGCAAGTCCTCTAACACTAGGCTGTAAGTTATCATCTATACCATCTCTGTTTATATCTGTAAAACCAGGTGCTCTTACAAATTTAGACGATGCTGCTTGAGGAAGTGTAGCTGTTCCAAACTGTCCTAACGCAGGATTATATTGTTGTTGTTGTCTTGCTATACCCTGTCATGTAGCAACATTAGGAGCATCTAAAATGGTCATACCTGCTTGTGCAGTTTTTACATCATTATTAACATAATCAACTTGACCTGCGGCTTCCATCTCTCCTAAGCCTTGTAATGCTTCTCTTCTTAAGTTTTCATACATACCAAGCCCGTGATATCTAACGACATTAGCTGGTACAACTAACTCACCTTCGCTTAACAATACGTGTTGGTCATCTTTGACTTCATCTGATGTAGCACCTGGAGGTGGGTCTGTAGGAGTTCCCTCGGATGCTTCTTCATACTTTGGTTGTGGCGGACCACTTACATCAATTACGACTGCCAAACCTTTACCATTCTTTTTAGACTTTGTGCCCCCAGCTTTCATAGCTGTAGGTTTTTCGTCAGTGGGCATAGCTGGAGGGGTCGCTAGTGCAGTTGTCATAGGGGCAGGCATCTCAGTATCTATAATACTCATAGGAGTAGCAACACCCTTTTCTTTATCTTGTTTTAATCTTTGGGATACTAACTTTAAAGCTTCGTCTCTTGGGTCAGTAACCTTTGGAGCTGCGGCTCTGCCCAGTTTTTTTGTTTGGACTTGCTTATTACCTACTGGTGGACTAGTCTTTTGTGTCATCGGTGATACACCTAATCCTGCTGGTTCTGTCTTCATGAGTGCTCCTCCTATCTTCATGCGTCTAGCTATACCTATTTGTTTACTTATTTGTTTTGATTTAGCAGTGGCTTTATCTGCTGTTTCTTTGCCTGGTGGTCCCTTTACTAAAATGTAATCTTTTTTCTTAAGAGCTTCACCTATGTCTGATTTACGTAACTCGCCATCCTTGCCCATACGCAAAGTTGGAAATAAAACCTCTCCTCCTAAATCATCTACATACTCACTTCTAGTTTGCACAGTAGCTCCCCCTTTACTGGGAGTGTTTCTATTCATAGCCCTTGAGAGCCAAGCAGGTCTGTTATCAATTTCCATTTTTTGCCCTTGCTAAAACTTCGTCACGAAGAGTTTTTAGTCTTCGTACCTCTTGTATTGCTCCTTGTGCTCTTGCTATGTTGTGTATGTCGTCATGTTGTTCTAATAATTTGTGTAGTTCTTCTACTCTGTGATTCATGTATAATTCTAATAAATCACTATTCTTCTTGTTATCTACTAGGGGTACAAGCTTACTAGCTATTTCTTTTATCACTGTCTACCCCCTAATAATTGTTGTAACTGGTCAACAGCTGCAGGTTCTTGTGGGGCTGTAGCAGGATTCTGCGGAGCACTAAACCCTTGTTCACCAGGAACAGGTGCTTGTCCTACACCAATATTACCTCCCCCACCTCCTGATGGGTCAGCAACATTTACGCCTTGTGCTTGTGCCTGGTCAGTTGGCAAACCTCCAGCAGCTTTTAGTATCTCTGCTTGTTTAAATGCTTCTCTCTCATCATTGATAAGTTTCTCTGCATCTAAATCCATAGCATGTCCTAGCTCTCGTAATATTACTGGTATTTTTAAATATGGTGCTACAGCAGCATTACTTGACATCTGAAGTAACTGTAAAAGTCTTTGACTTCGTACTTCATTCTTCATAAGACTTTCTGTGCCTCTAGCTTTTATCTCTAAGTCACCTCGAGCTTCTTTATCAAAGTCAAACTGCATGTTAAATGCAAACAATGCTTCCCCTAATGGTTGTAGTAAATAATCATCTAAGTTTTTTACAACACTCTTAATACTAAGTTGGGCTGCTCCCATCAACATGCTGATACCAGCTGCAGTTCTACCTGTGCCTGCAACACCTGTCTGTCCATGTGAATAAGATGGAATGCCTGTTGCATCATCAGCTAACGCTCGTGCTTTATCAAACATCATCATATTTTCTGTACTTACATTAGGATACTTAGTTCCAAATAGTGCTTGTCCAGGGGCACCACCTTGTCGTCTAAATACTTTGCCTGGGAATACTTGTAGGTCTTGTCCTGGCACTAAGTTAGTTTCATCAATCTCAAATACTAAATTACCTGATAATACAGCATTATCAACTGCCATTCTCATAAAACCATTCATAAGTGTTTGTGTATCAGACATATTCTCAGCTAGTCCTACACCAAAGAAACTATATGGATTTAGCTCAAACGGAGCTGCACAATAAGGGATACGTTTAGGCGTAAATGGATTTACAACTAATCTAAGTATCTTACTATTACATACCCATACATTGACCTGTAGTGTGTCTACATCTTCAAACTCTTTTGGTATTTCTAATCCTGAAGACTCTGCCATAATTTTATCTATGTTGCCCCAAAACTCTAATACCTCAAATCTATCTACATCATACTGAGTTTCATTATCTCTTAGGTCTGTTTCCCACCATTTACGTGTATAGTTAAATCCAATCTCTGCACACTCATCTACAGCTTCTGTGTCAAAGTAAGGTCTCTTTTTAAGATTACGTAACTCTGAATAACTTAGCTTATGACGTTCTATAACGTATTCTGCCTCAGCCATGTTGTTAGCATCATAGTCAGGGTAAAAGTTCCAAGTTGATACAGACTCAACTCTTGGAACAGTTTTACTCTCTGGTGAATAATTACCCTCTTCATCCCAGTTAGCTTTTTCTTTATCAAAAGCAAAAGGTCCTTTAATTATTCCTGTACCAAATAAAGCCATCTCAAACGCAACTGTTCTTAAATGTTTAGACGCATTTGACTCCTCCAACTGGTCAAGAATAGTTTTTTCCATTCTCTTTGCAGCTTTTTGTGCAGGGTAATATGTTTGTGATGTTGGTGTTAGTCCTTGTCCAGACTTTATCTTTTCTCTTATACTTTCTAGGTCATCTTCAACAGCTCCTAGTTTCAAGTCTTGTAGTGATTCTTGTGTCGCACCTTTTGGTAAGTCTTGTCCATCTCCAGGAAAACCATATACATTATTTAATTCATTTAATGCATTATCTGGTTCTTTTGGGTCAAAGTTTACTGATTCCGTTACGCCCTCAGGAATACGAGTAGCTTCTACACCCAGTGGGAATCTTTGCCCTGCAAATAAAACATCTATGATTTGTCCATAAGCTGCAAGAACTTTTGTTTTAGTTACTTTTATAAATACTTGTGATTTTTCTGTTTCAGTAAACTGGGTATCATTTGTATATAACCCTCTATACTGTCTATATGAGTTAAGCCATCTTTGCTCATCATACAATCGTGCATCTTCTGCAGATTTAAATTTTTCAATAACATAAGCTGCTAATTCATCCTTAGGATTTTTTGGGACGAATACTAAATCTTCAATATTTTCGTTTTCATTTTCCATGTTTAATATCCAAATACTCTATCTGCAGGAGTCCATTTTCTTGGCATCGCTGCTGGGTCATAGTCAAATATAGACTTTGACCTAGGTCGGGTCATTATACCATATCTCAAAGCATCATACAAATGGTCCTCTGCTTTTGTGTCTACATCTTCTGAATTACTTTTATCTAAAGGTAATACAGGTAACTGTGCTATTAAATTTACACAGTTGTTAAATATAACTAAACCTGCGTTTTCACTAATCTCGTCAACTTGCAATCTTCTATGTAATTCGTTTTTTCCTGCTACACGACTACCCTTACTTCTGTCTGCTGGTCGCCAACGGCAACCAACTGAAATCATTTGTTCCGCCAGGGAAGGACCCGTATCACCTCTTTTATGCCAACACGAACTGTCGAGCACACCATACGATATTTGTCCATCGTTTCTTTCTGCATCCAAGATAGCAAACGCCAAATCTTTTGCAGTATATTTTGAGACGTACATTTCACGATAGACCACCAACTGTTCAGTAGCTGGGTCAACTGCAAACCATAAAACTGCAGAGTACGAAGAGTATCCATAATCGCATGCCCTAAATTTTCTCCAGTTGTCTGGAATCGTAAATACATCCGTAACGTGATATTTTCTATCGAACTCAGAAAACGCCGCACCTTCTGCAACATCCCAACTTCCCTCCAATAATTGTCTACGCTGTGTCTCTGGCAAAGATAGCAGCATTGCTTCATAGTCTCCTTGATTATACAAGAATGGGTTATCTGCTAATTTAGCAGGTATGAAGCGTCGTTTAAACAAAGGCTGGTCTGCCTTTGAATGATGTTTGGGATATCTTAGTGTTTCCCCCGTTGTAATATCTGTCGCCCAAAACGCTTTATTCGCTGGAGCAGGGTCAATGAACATTTTTTTGACCCAGCTATGTCCTGGTCCTCCAGGGTTCGTCGTGCCTCGCATGTAGACGGGGAGCGACGGGTCTGCAGTTCTAAGACGCGAACGTAAATAATCCCAAGCATAAGGTGTCGGATACTGTGTTAATTCATCAAAGCCAATATAAGTGAATGCTTGTCCTTGGTATCTTAAAACATCTTTTTCTTGTTCAAGATATGTCATCCATATTCTAGCACCAGACGGGAAAGTCCATTGACTTTTTTTCTCCATCCATTTAGCCCCTGGGTAAGCTTGGGGATAAATTTCCTGAGATTTGTGTATAATCTCCCTAAGTTCGTCGTTTGTACGTCTTAATATAAGAGCGTTCATATTAGAGTTATTGCAATAACGTAATGGGTCTACTATTAAACTATACGTCTTGCCTCCTCCAGCAGCTCCTCCATATAATACTTCTCGTTCTGGAGCAGCTAAAAAATTTGTCTGTGGTCCTGGATTTGGCTCAAACAATACTGTTTGACTTGGTTCCTCCTGGACAGCATAAGTTTCAGGCAAACTCTCTGTAGCTTTCTCTGCAATGTCATTATCTTCTGTACTCCTAGCTATTTTAGCTATTTTACGTTGTGCTATGTTTAAACGCACACGTGCAGACCTTTGTTGTTTTTTAGCTTTAACTAATTCTTTTTCTTCTTTAGTTAAAGGCTTGTGCTTTGATGTTGCCTTCAGCTTCGGTCTTGGCGGTGCGGCTTTTTTGTTCAGCATGCCTTCGTCTATCTGTCTTGTCTGTCTTTATACGTTTCCATAAACCCATAGGTGTTATGCTACGTCCCGTGTATTCTGTAAGCCATCTTGCTACCTCTGGGTAAGAGGACTCTTTTAAATACTCTTCTGCCATTAATAATGCTTCTAGTTGTTCATTTACTGGCTCTAATAAATGTGGGTCGATGCTATTTGCTTCGTATCCCCAAGGAATTGTTGGACCCTTAAGTGTTTTGTATCTACTAGTTGGGTTCAGTTTCTGTGCTATTGTCATCTGTCTTTGCTGGTAAAATAAATACGCCCATCGGTTTATCTGATGTGACGTTTAACTTCTCTACCTTTGATAAACCAACTCTATCAAGTATTTGTTGAGAAGCTGCTAGTCTTTCTCTATTACCGATGGCAGATGGGTCATCAATAACTCCTACCATTGATAATACAGCTTTAGGGGCATTAACTGCCATCTCTAATTCTGCTCTTTCAATTATGTATTTACGCACTGAGTTAATTATGTGGTGTGGATTAGTTGACTCTGAATATCCTGCAATCTTCATAGCCTTAGCATGATTACCTTTAGCAGGACCAAACAGAGCATCTAAGAATTTATTTTGTAGTTCTGTTAATTCTTTATGCACGAGGATTCTTCTTTCTAGCTGTTTTGGTTCTAGCAAAAGAACGATTTTTGCTTTTTAATTTTACAGATAATTTAGTTTTATTATTATTCATAGGATTACCTGTGGTGTGATGTACATCTTTGCCATCACCTTTTGTGACTAATCCACGCTTTGCCATTATTGCCCGAGCCGCATTTCTTGATGCCCTTCTCTTTTTTTGTTTTGGCTTAGCGTGGTATCTGTCGTATTCTTTTCTATAGTTTCTTGTCATATCTTTTTACGAGTAGTCTTTCTTTTTCTACCAGAAGCTGTAACTGACCATTTGACCATTTTAGGTCCTGTCTTTTTTCTTGCTTCTGACTTACTAATTCTACCTGCTACTGCTTTTGGTCTACAAGCAGGATAAGGTCGTGATTTTTTTTCTTTGCCTGACCTGCCACATTTTTTACCTGTTTTAACATCACGCCAGTCTTCTTTAAACCATTTAGTTAAGCCACCTTTAGGTTTAGCCATTAGTAGGTACCACCACGTTTCTTATATGTTCTAACTAACCAAGCATTTGCATACGCTGATGGATATACCTTAAATTTTCTTTTAGCTTCTGCTTTTACTGAAGCGTAGAGTTTTGCGTTTTTTGGTTTTGGTGAACCTGATGATTTTTTCTTTGCTGCCATTCGTATGCTTCCTTTATTTCTTCTATAGTTCTACCACATCCTATACAGATATCGTATTCTAGTGTACAAACACCGATGCAGGGTGTTAAAATCTTCCTACCCATTTACCTGCTGCCCATGCTAATAATCCTGCAAAAAATAGTACAAGTATAAATGCTATTCCGTAGCCTAGGTATTCCATTAATTCTTCTTGGCGTTTCTGTGCCATTTTCTCTTGGTAACGTCTTGACTTTCTTGCTTCTGCTTGGAAAGCTTGCCAATCTTGCCACAATCCGGGTCTACCTAAATAAATCATCATCTTTTTGAGTTCTTCTTCTTTTTCTTTTATCTGCTCAAGAGCCATGAACTCTTCTAGGTCTGAACCCCCTACACCTTTGGCTTTCTTTTTCTTTGCTTTCTTCTCCAATGCTTCTTTAGAGAATACAAAATCGCTTATATGTTTAGCACACCCACTTAGTTCTTTTCCGTTGGACACGAATTGTTTTATTACACTAAATGCCGCATTTGCTGCAGCTAATTCTGCCAACAT